CAAATATAGGTAACACTATGATAAACATTTCCGCACAACCCGCTTGGCTAGACCAACTCAGTGAAGATGCTAGACGCCGCTTGTCCCGAAATAACGAGATGTTAGAGAAAGGTTCTTCTGATGTATTAATTTCACCTGCAATGAAAAATCTAGAAGACTCCGTAATTGAAAACTTCGTTCGCGAAACGTACGATTCCGGTCTTTACACTCCATATCTTATTGATATCGAAGAGTCTAATCTCAGTAAATTAGGACCCAGGTCTATTGCCAAACCTTGGGATGAGAGAAGAGCTGATTTGGAGAGCTATTTTACAGCTGTACCATTGCTTAGTTTTGAAGAGTTCCAGAGTTTTAAGTCTGATGCTAGACAGACTTTCTCCATCGCTGGACGTCTACGTCCTGTTAGTCAGGAAAATGCTGTTGCGAACTTGGAATCCGCATCGGCCGGTGGCTTACCTTTCATGCAAAAGAAGGGCATCCTTAGAGAGCAAGGATTAGCCACTGAACGTTATGTAGATGTCTTCCCTTGTGTCGTGTATACACGAACTCAGGAGGGTGGTAAGACTCGGAATGTTATGGGAGTGGGGATATCGGATGTGATACGTGAAATGCGTTATCATCAGGCGTTCTTACCAATTGAGAAGAGTCTCTCGTGGCGTCAAGCTCTTGTGTCTCCAGACGCAACGGACTTGGCCATTTCACGCATGATGAATGGCAAACGACCAGACGAGCAGATAGAGTGCCTTGACTTCTCAGCATATGATGCCAGCATCACCCCTGATCTCAGTGGTCGTGCTTTCGCTTTCATATCCGCACATTTCGCAGATAGCTACAGTGAAGAAATTTACCGTGTCTATGTGCGTTTTGCAACCATATCATTCTACACTCCTGACGGGGAATACTCTGGGAATCATGGCGTTCCATCCGGATCAGCCTTTACAAATACCATTGACTCAATAGTTCAATATTTAATATTGGATAAATCCATCCTTTCTGGACCAGATAGCGTGCAAATCCAAGGGGATGATGGTATTTTCTTAATTCAAAGCGGTACATCTGGAGCTCTTATCCGAGACTTCACGAACTCAGGACTAGTCGTTAACGTTGACAAATCTGAGTCGTTCGATAACCGAGAAGGGACGTATTTACAACGCTATTACCATCAAAACTATCCAGGAACTGCTTGCGCTTTCGGTGGGGTCTATTCAATAGCCCGCGCCCTTATGCGTCTGAAGTATTTGGAGAAATTTGTTGGTGAGTTAGGTACCGAAGAGGAGATGACTGGCGACGATTACTTCGTGCTCCGTGCGATCTCAATTCTCGAAAATTGTAAGTATCATCCGCACTTCTTCGACCTAATCGACTTTGTCCGCAGTAACGATAAGCATTCACTGGCTTATACACAAAATGGTCTAAAGGTCTTTGAGAACAGATCCGACCGGAGGTCGCGGGCAGCGAATACGAACCA